TAGGCATCAGCATCCCGGAAGCGTCTTCGATCGACGTCCACAAAAGACCATTCATGCACAAAACGGTCAAGGAACATGTCACGAATAGCCGGGAAGAAACGAAACTCATATGCATACCCGACAGACTTGCCTGCGAAATAGGCATGGTCGGATAGCGACTCGTTCAAATTTGCGCGCATATTAAAACGGCCAAGCGTTTTGCCTAATAGGGGTACCGTGAGGTGACGCCCTAATTCGGTAGGCACGAAAGACTTTGATAGAAAAGAACAATCTATCAAATTACGGGCCCGCTTGACCTTAGCTTCCATACGGGCCTCTAAAGCAAGAGACTCATATGTACGCACGCATTTCCGTTTGAGCCCTACTATACGGGCTAGCATATCATCCCCCAAAATCAAAGCGCGACACTCTTTTGCTTCAATAGTGAGCAAAAAAGTGTAAAGAATGCAACTGTTCCAAAAAGAATTGCGGAAAGTCGTGTCAGTGGCTCCAGTAGGCAATTGAAAATCAAGTTCAGCGCGTAGAGCATGCTTAGAATTGGACACAACAAAATGGTTAGTCTTGCTGTGTAGGCGAATGAACCACTCAGGGCAACCCAAGCGGCGCATCAACATTATCTCTAATAACATGACATCAGAGCATTGCAACTTGTCATTTGCACTGAAATCACTTTCAACGAAATCCCCAGCAGCTTCTTCAAGGAACGGGGTGAACAAATCAGGGGTCTTCTTGTAGGCGACCTTAAACCTATATGGGCCGTCCATTGCTTCATAGCAACTGTCGAGGCGGCGCATTAGTTCACAAAAAATTGGTCCGGAGAGGGCATTGTACACATCCGTGCCTTTATAAATCACACGGGGAGCCCAATTTGGTTTATGCTCTACAAGAGAGCCTCCGTCTTGACAAAAACCTCTTTGCCACTGTAGTCCTTTACATTAGAAGTGACAAATGTAGTAACGGCTTTTGCCATACGGGCCTGTTTTTCTGGCCCAAACTTGGACACCCAGTCATCATAAAGAGGGGTGTTCCACTCAAACGAATCAAATCTTCGTGGAGCGAGCAGATTAATAAAAGCAATTGAGGAATCGATTATCCTCGGAGTGGCGCGTGCAGCTGAAAAATAGTTACAACGCTTACGAAATGCGGCAAGGAAATTTTGGTAGCCATTGTCTGGGACTACCGGGTGAAACCCTTCCAATAAGGGGCCGCCAGCTCTAACAGGCAACTTCTCACGCTCAAAGTTGCGCGGGATCCCAAAACGAAGCTTGACAGACGGCGTCAAGGCGGGATTGGCTATAGCATGGTAGCTATTGGTCAGGGCAGAGGGTCTGTTGATCACTGTCCTCATAGCCCCGGAGGGAAAGTGGGGGTGGGGGTGTGGGTGGTGGAGGGGTTGG